GCTGTGGGGCTGCCCCCCTCCTCCTCAGACTGATCAGTGCTGGCCCCCAGATTGGCCCTTGCTTCAGATTCCTTAGCATCTACGTCAATAACGTTCGATTCATAGTCAGACGTTGAGTCTAAAGCTGAACGTTGCTGCTGCATTTCCAGTAACTGCTCAGGGGAAATTGTCGAAGAGAAAGACATCGTCTGCATCTCCACCTTCTTGCTTGTGCTGTAATCCTTCGAGAACCTGCTCTGTAGGGTTTTTAAAGCTAGATGCCCGTCTCCCCCTACAATCTGTTCGTTGATTGTTATGTGGCAAAGGTTGGCGTACTGACTCTCTGCGTGCGCTACGCTGTCCGAAAAGTCAGGGTACTCTTTCTTCCACCTGTAAAGCGTATCTCTAGTAATTCCAGTAGCAGCAGCAGCTCTTTCTATTGGTAATCCTGCAGCAATATACCTCAGCAGACTATCAACTATCTCTGGAGTATAATCCTTTGGTCTTCCCATTATCTTCCCTCTAGCTACGTCTCTACTCACAGTCATCACTGACTTCGGAAGATGTATTGTCTCAAGGTGCATAGCTCTCTCAACTCTTTCACCTTCAGTCATTTCTGCCACAGCTTTCTCAGTTGTCTTTCTTCTTCTTGGCAGTTTCTTTTTTGCTGTCTTCTTTTTTGCTGGCATACCTTAGTTTTCCTATTCTGATTACTTTAAAACTTCCGTAATCTTTCACTTCCATAATCTCTCTCCGATCTGCATTAAAACCTCTCCTTCTCTGTGTTTGATCTTGCTCAGTTGCAGTAATCCTTTCCTGATTATCTCTGCAGCCTGACCTTCCTTCCCTATCAGCTCTCTAGCTAGGTTCTTCTCTACCTCTTCCAGTTCTGTCATCTGATTCTGATCTACAATATGTCTTTCCTGAGCCATAGATAGCCCTCCAGTCTCTTTTTATTTCTTTCTAGTGTCATCACAGTGATCACAGTCAACTAACGCCTTACAGAGCAAACCTCAAGCTCTTCTTTAATTCTGCAAACTTCTGTAGCATCTCTGCTCTCTCTGCTTCTGTTGCCTGCTTCCTTGTTTCTTTCGGTTTAGGTGCAGCCTTCTGTTGTCTGATTGGCTGAGGATTTACAGCTCCTGCTGCCTTCTGCTGAAGAATGCTGATAGCATCCTCTAGCTGCTTGAACTCTTCCCTGTGTTCCTTCCTGATCTTGTTCTGTCCAGAGACATCATAGATCCCAGCTTCTTCCAGCTCCTTCTTCCGATTGACTAGCATATCAATCTGCTGCTTGTATCCCCAAACTTCTCCCTTAGATAACTCCCTAAATTTCACTGTAATATTATTATTAATATTATCAGTATCATTAGTATTAATATTATTACTATCAGTATTATTATTATTAATATTAGTAGTATTATCTATATTCATTATTATTAACTATTATTATTATTTATTATTATTTATTAGATACTATATAGATACTGTATATACTGTATTATATTATATATTACGTTCTAGAAGCATCTAACTCCTTATTATTCAACCTCTTACAGCTACAGAACTGTATCCGTTTCTGGCATTAGCAGTAAGCTTACTCCAGAGATAGCGATCAAACTGGACAGCTTGCTCCTTGTATTTAGGTAGTGTTTCAGTGATTGCTTTGAACTGTTCACAGGCATTCATAACACTACCGTGATCCCTTTCTAAGACATCTCCAGCAGCCTGATAAGTGTAGCCTTTTTCTCTCAGGATTCCACAGACTACATACCTCGGCCAAAGGATGTGAAACACTCTACTCCTTCCTTTGATGCTGCCTTCTGGTAGACCCCAATATCTTTCTGCTATTTCTATAATTGCATTGGCTTCAAATAGAGGAATAGGAGGATTCTCAGGGATGTTTTCCCTTATTACAGAACCTTCCACAGGATCAGAAAATCCCTTTCCTGTCCCTTTATCTTTTTGTGTTCCCTTGTCACTACAAACTTCTTCTGCATCAAGTGCATATCCTTTATCATATTCTCTATTATCCAACTCTCTGACGCTGTCAGACAAGGCTCGCTGAACTGTACTGCGTGCTTTGGGAGTTGATTTCTTTCTATTATTCTCACTGTTAATCCTTTTTCTTTTTGTTGCCATATTTGAAACTTCTTTGGTTATCTTTTAATCCTCTTTTAATTAATAATTTATCTAATTTCTCTTTAAATTCACCTATCTCACCTTTACTGAAGTTTCTGGGATGCCCAGAGCCTTCTTCAGTAATTTGGATAGATCTGTCAGTCATCTTCTTCCTCCGGTTTAGGCTTGTATCCTTTGCTGATCTGCCAGATCTCCACAGCCTTCTTGAAGATGTTCCAAGCATCCTTTAGCTCTTTACTGCTCCACACTTTCATTACAGGAGCTTCTGGTTTAGCTGAGTTAATCACTAGACTCATACAGGCAGGCATTGGCTTGAAACAGCGTCTATATGCTGCCAACTGATAAGCCCAAGTCTCATAGAAAGTAGGCTTATTCCCTTTTATGTTCTGTGTCTTGTAGTCGATGATCATAGTGGGAAACTTGTTATGCTTCACTTGACAGACTAGATCCACAGTTCCGGCATATCCTACCTTTTTATTAACAACTACCTTCTCAGCAGAGTAGACCTCCTTCATATGCTTCTGTGACCAGCGAATAAAATGATCAATATACGGAAAAACATCAGGATCTTCTGTGCCGTCAAACGTACCATTATTCACATTCTCAATCTGGTTGTGTACTCTTGTGCCAAAGCTTGTAATCTCCTTCTGTTCTCCTTTAAGAGAGTGGTGGATTCGGTTCTTATAATCCTGAACCTCTTCCCCTTCCTGTGGCCTCTTGTAGAAGCTCTCTTCTATACACTTGTCAGTTTTCCACTTGGTTAACTGAGGCTTATCCAGAATACCCAGCAGCGTGGTTACTGAGGGAAATAACTGCTGCTTTCTGGCGTGTCTAAGAGTGGTATTCTTGCCGTCTGGCTGTGTATGAAGCGGGAGGCCACTGGCAGTATACCAATGACCTCCACTCTCAACCTTACCAACCAGACTCTTCCTAGGTTGCACTATAACCATTGGAATCTCCTTAATACGGGGCTTGATCGTTTGACTCAGTTACTGAACTAACAGCATCCGATACAGTTCTCTCTAAAGCCTTAGCCTTAATTCTTTCTCTAGCTGCTTCTGGGTCCCACTCACCTGAAGGCTCTAGTTCTTTTGTAGCTGGATTGATTGTAGATATGTTAGCCCAAATTCTTCCGCTAGTATCTGGATCGTGTTTGATCCTGAGAGTGGCACTCTTTCCTAGCAGGATTGCCTTCAGATCAATGTTTCCCTCTGTTGGTACTTCCACCCCCCAGTTGTCCAAGTTATCTCTTAGCTTGGCTATTTGGCCCTTCTGCCCGAGTTCTGGTTTATAGAGGCTGGCAGCATATTCTGCTTGAGATACAAACGGTCTACCGTCTTCCATCTTTGTCTCTAGTTCAAAGATGATCCTAGCCTTTGGCTTTGGCTGCCAAGTAACATTCTTCACAGGAACGAGATAGCGTCCCATTGCATCAGGTTGCACCCCCATTGCCTCACCAACATCTATAACATCAACGCAGACTGCATTGATCATTCCTTCAGGTGCTAGTTCGTATTCTTTTCCTTTATTTTCTGGTATCAACATATTTCTATTTTGTTTCTTTATCTTGTTTATCCTGAACACACTCCACCAGATCTGATCTTCGGAGGATGTTCAAAAAGTCTTCTGCTGGTAGCGTACACAGCCAGCCGTAATTATTCTTAGTGTGGGCAACTACTGGGATCTTCCCTGCAGCTTTATCGAAGAGAGCCTGCTTGATAGCGTCCCAGATGTTCAGTCTCTCAACGTTCTTAACTTCCCAATGAATTGTTGGAAGCTCTGGACACTGGACATCAGCAGATGATCCGTCTGGACTCTTCCCGCTGAACTGCTGAGATCTGAAGGACTTGCCGAAACCGTGATCTCTGAGCATATCCCTCCACTGCCTCTCTCCTCTCTTGCCTTTTTCTCTGCTTAGTTTGCCGCCCATTGTTCTAAATGTTTCACGTTAATTCTGGTGATCTGAGGGGAGAGCTTTACAGCCTTCAGAGTCCTCTGCCTGATTGCTCTTCTAATTGTGTCAGGATGCACACTGAGCCTATTAGCAGCGTCCTTAATGCTGATGTGGGTAGTCATTTTAGAAAGAAATAGGTTTTACTAAAATCGGTATCAATTTTAGCAATTGAAATTGATGACAGGGATGCCGCCGCTGGGTTGATAGCTAAAAAAACCCTCATAGCCTTGCTCTCACAATTAGCTCGATTAGCACCCCTGTCATCGTAGTTCCTCTTTTCTC